TGTGGCGAGTTCCATGGTCTTCTCTGCTTCCTCTTGTTGTTGCTGTGGTGTGGCTGCGTCTGAGGGTATTGTGGCGAGTGCTTCGTCTAGTGATACTCTGGGGTCGTAGATAACGCGCCAAGCGGCTCCTTTACGTCCGTAGGCTCTGATGGGAGCTTCTTTGCGTATCTTTTCTATGTATCCCCATTGTACGAGTTTACGCATGTGTTGGGAGATAGCTTGCTGTGTACAGTTCATTCTGCGGGCGAGGGTGCTTTGGTTAACCCAGAAGATAGCTGTGTGGTAGTTAACGTGACCGCAGCAATGAGCGAGTACTACCATTGTCATGGGGTATTGATAGAAGCGTTCGTCTACTATGGCTCTGCCCGGTAGTGCGGAGTATGCGCCGGGGGATTGGTTTTCGCCGTGACCTTCGGGTGCGTCGCGTACCGGGTCTGGTGTGAGTTCTGACTTTAGCATTAGCTTATGTCTTCAACCATGTTGATACGTTCGCCAATCCATTTCATTACTGGCACTGCCATAGAGTTACCGATAGCTTTGTATCGAGGTCCGTCTGGGCATTGTTCTGCGTCTTTGTTGCGATAGGGTATTTGTGTGAAGTTGTCTGGAAAGCCTTGCAGCCGTTCACATTCTATTGGGGTAAGTCTTCTTACTTTCATTTCATGCGCTATGCCTAAGCCACCTTGATTTTTAGAAGGTGATTGGTCAGTTGTGTCTATTGTTTTTGCCAAATCAACAGCGCGACATCCGCTGTTTGGATTTTTAGATTTCATTGAGTTTGATGAAAGGCTATCAAAACTAAAAGCAACGGCGTGCCTGTCTGCGCTTGTTAGGTTTGGCGCGACGTTGTGCATTGGAGTTGTTGCGTTACCGCCGTTCTCTGGTTTGCGTCCTATCCAGTTGCCAAGAATACCGTAGGTAACGGCTGGCGTCTTGCTTCTATCAAGTGTTGGCGATACCTCTGTCGATGCGCTTAACCCTTGTTTTGCGCTATTCTGTGCGCCAAAAGCTATTGGTATCATGTTGCTAGTTTCTGGGTCTTGATTACCAGCGCCAGCACCTCTAGCCGTTAAACATTTAGCAACAAGCGCCTCAGTATCTACTCGTTGATTTTCTGTGCGACTGAATGGAGCGCCTTGTGTAACTGTTGGGGCAATTCTTTCCCCCTTTTTTCTGCGCGGCGCAGTATTCCCTGACAGGCTTTCGCGCTCAAAAAGTACCGCTGCGGCACGTCTCCAATCTCCAAGGTATCCGACAACGAACACACGTCTCCGTCTTTGGGATACTCCGAAGTACTGAGCGTCAAGAGTTCTGTATGCGAACCCATACCCGAGTTCGCCCAATGCCCAGAGAAAGGTTCCAAAATCTCTCCCTCCGTTACTTGACAGGACGCCGGGGACGTTCTCCCACGCCAACCATCTGGGCCGATATCTTGCAGCAATGGCAAGATAGGTAAGCATGAGGTTACCACGCGGGTCATCCAATCCTGTTCTAAGTCCTGCGACTGAGAAAGATTGACAGGGTGTTCCCCCAATAATGACATTTGGATGTTCAATGTCCCACTCCTTAAATTTAGTTATGTCACCAAGATTCGGTACGCCTGGATAATGATACTTTAAAACAGTTGATGGAAATTCTTCAATTTCTGCAAAACCAACTGGTTGCATAAAATCTTTCCATGCCACAGTAGCCGTAGAAATACCTTCACATAAGCCCAAATAAGTTAGTTTATTTTTCTTCAACACGATAATATTTCTTTTTTATTTCTTCATAGTTTTCTTCAACATATTTTAAACAATGTATTGCCTTGCGTATATCTTCAATACCGTTTTTATCCTGGTGACGAGCAACATAACGTATAACGTCCGAAAGCCACGGATCGAGTGACCAATCAATCCGAACATCCCACGGCTGTATTTTTTTCTTTTCGTAGTGGTTGCCGCCAACTTGTTTCATAAGTTTTCCGCTAACCTATCTTCTAAATTAATAATTTCTGATTCAGATAATAATTTTAAGACATCTTTCTTTCTTGCTTTTTTTTCTTTAGGTAAAACATAAACAGCTTTAATGTCTATTTGTTCTGGGATATTTAACATTTTAGGAAGAACATTGTAGCAAATCTCTACCTCTAAATTAATGAACAGCTTCTGATTCTTTAAGAGCTTTTTCAAAAGCATCTCCTATTAATTTTTCTAAGACTTGACCTTGTGGAATACCATAAAACATAGATAGTTCTTGCAGCCTCGCTTTTGTTTGTTCTTTTAATGCCACGGTGTGCCATCTTTTACCATCCCTTCTGTGTGAAGGAGAGATGTTCTTTCTTTTTTTTATTTTATTTACCATATTTTCTCTTTCTTAATTGCTTTCTTTTTAATAAAAAAAGGGTCCTTTTTAAATCACAAAAGGGTTTGAAATTGTGAAAAAACTAAAAGAACCCTAAACCTCCTCATAAAAATCCATGTCCGTGAATCTTTACATACGTATTATGAAGCATTTCCCCAGGATTGTCCAATCTCTATGTCTGTTTTCACAGGAACAGTTAATTTTTCTTTAACTGCATCATTCATGATAATAGATGCTTCTTGAGCCTCGCTCTTATTTTTTACAGACAATGCAATCTCATCATGGATTTGTAGCAATAAATTAAACCCAGCTTTGTGTAAAGCAACCATAGCTGCTTTTGTTTGATCCGCTGCACTACCTTGAATTAATCTATTCAATGCTTTATAGGTAAACGCTCTTTTGATCCTTGGTCCGTGTTTAGCGTGTGCTTCTTCGTAAGACAAGGCTTTGTGTACTCCCCAATTCATCGGCTCCCATTTATCAAAGCGGCACTTTCTTCCTAAAAGAGTTCTAATCGAACCCTTAGAGCGAGGCATATCAATATGCCTCATAACCTTGTCAATTGTTCCTCGCAAAAAAGGAACTTTTTCGTGAAATTTATCTATAATTTCAGATGCCTCTTCTATGTTTAAATCAAGTTGATGAGCAAGTTTTGTTTTTCCCATTCCGTACATTAAACCCAAACCAATGGTCTTAGCTGTTTTACGATCAATATCTGCCATATCTGCAACCATTTGATGAAAGTCTGTGTCGTTGTTCTTTTCATAAGCCTCTTTCATCAAGGCTGCTCCCTCAAGACTTAGTTGAGAGGCATAATAAACCAGTATTCTTGGTTCTTGACTAGAAAAGTCTAAAGAAGCCCATTTTTCTCCTTTATTTGGTAAAAATAAACCTCGCACCATCTTACCTATTTTAGGGTTTCTAGCAGGCACTTGTTGCAAGTTTGGATTAGCCATTGATAATCTTCCCGTGACCGTGCCGCCACTATCAGATCTTAGTTGATTAATGTGAGGATGGATTCTACCATCATATTCAGAAAACCCTATATAGGGGCTAAGAAAAGTAGAATGAGTTTTATTAATTTCTCTTGAGTCAGCCACAAGTTTTGCCAAAGGATGATCGTGAGTATCTAAAAAATCTTTTGTAAAAGAGGGTAAACCTGTTTCGCTATTTGGATATTTTATTTTTAACTTATCAAAAGCTTTTGCAATACTAGAAGAAGCCCATATATCTACAGAAGAACCACATAATTCTTTTATTTTAAGAGATAAGTCTTGTTCTTCTTGTTTTAATTCTTTTATTAAAGACTCACATTTATCTGAATCAAATCGAACACCTTTTTTTGTCATATCAATTAATACAGGTAAAAGCTCTGTTTCTAATTCAAAAATTGAACTAACCTCTTCTTTTGCTATTTCAACTTTAAAATATTGCCAAAGCTTTAACGTTAAAGCTGCATCTTGTTCAGCATAATCGCCAACGTACAAAGAAGGTAACTTCCATAATTCTTTTTTTGGATGCACACCAAAAGCAGCAGCAGCCTCTTTCAACCCTTTTTCTGATTTTGTCTCAGAAAGGTAGTCATACCCTAAAGCGTTTAAGGTGTAAGAAAAACGGTTTTCATCTAAAAGAGGAGCAGCAATTAATGTGTCTATAATCCTTCCATTAATTTTAAAACCCTCCGCAAGTAACCATCCAACATCATAAGCAGCGTTGTGAAAAATCTTTGTAGCACTTGTATTTAAAACATCTTGTACAAATCTTTTAACAACTTTTTCATCTAAGTTGCCTCCCCCTTGATGTTTGATAGGAAAATACCCTTTCCAACCGGGTACGGCAAAAGCAAATCCTGCAATAAAACCATCGTTAGTAGTCCATCCAGGACCTTTTGTTTCCATATTTGGATCGTTTGTTTCCAAATCAATTGCAATTTCTTTTGCTTGGGATAAGTTAGGAAAAGTCTCTGGAACATTCCACTCTGTCGGTGGAGGAAATAATAATTTATTCAAAACAGCATACTCTTTTCTTTGTCTTCTGGGTGAATGATATAAAGTTTTTTCTTTGCTCTTGTCAATGCAACATAAGTAAGTCTCCTAGCATCATCTGGGTTGTTAAAAGCCTCCTTACAAGCCTTAGTGGAGATGTCTGTGAATAAAACAACATTGTCTGCCTCTGCCCCTTTTGCCCCATGAATCGTAGAAAGACTAACCAAAGGGTTTCTTTTTAATTTAACCTTTCTCTTCAGTAAGGCAATCAAATAATTTACTTTACTTGTAGGTATTTTTGTTAAAACTTGATGCCAAATATCTTCAGTTAACAAACCATGTTCTTTTTTTAAATGATCTAAGGTGTATAAAACCTCTTCAGTCGCTGTTTTTAAATTTTTAAAACCTCTTTTGACATACTGAGAATCAATATACTTATAAATGTTTGTAACGGATTCTAAACTAGCCTCTTTTCCTTTTCTTAAATCTTCCCAATCAATTACTGCTGATATTATCTTTGAAGAAATACATGGTTGATTGTTTCTTTGAAAATGAATACCTTGAGAATAAAGATAATCGTGAGGCTCATTTAAAAGATAATTAGTAGAAGCTAAAACAAGCCATGTTTCTTCTGAATTTTTTTCAAAATCAATATGAAAAAACTCTTCAACTATTTTAACAGAACCCTTTTCTTGTCTTGGGTTCCACTTTTTATTTTGCCTATTTTTTATTTTTTCAATAACTGATGAGGCTAATCTATGTACTTCATCAGGAACCCTATAGGATTTATCTAAAACAATTGTCTCTCCCTCTGTGTCTAAAAAACTCACCACATCCGCACCTGCCCAAGAGTAAATGGCTTGGTCATCATCTCCTGCTAAAAAAGTTCTTTTCGCCCTTTCAGACAATGCTTTAACAAACCTCCATTGCAACTTTGAAAGGTCTTGTGCCTCGTCCACAATACAAACCTCTAACTTTGGAATAAGGTCAAAACATTTCACTGCCTCTTCTAGTAAATCCGTATAATCGTAAAGACCTTCTTTTTCTTTAAATTTTTTATAAGCCGCATTTATAAACTCAAGTTTTCGCCATTCTATATCTAAAGCTGATTGATTGTAGTGTGTCCGTAAATCCATTTCTCTTGACCGTGCTAAATTTATCTGATCCAAAACAGAATTATTTATTCTTTTAACAAAACCATCATCATCTCTTTCTACACCAACATCTTCTCCAATAATATTTGAAAAGTCTTTGTAATTTTGTTCATCCATCATAGATGCTCTTTTAATACCTAAAGTTTGAAAAGCTAAAGAGTGAAGTGTCCTAAAGTTTTGAAAATCTTTTTTTACGTTTAAGTTTTTAAATTTTTCACTAGCTCTTTCTTTTGCCTCGTTACTCGCTCTTTTAGTAAAAGCAAAATAACCAATTTTATTAGGCAAAACTCCAGAGGTAATTTCTTTATCAACCTGATTGATTAAAAAAGTTGTTTTACCTGTTCCTGGAGGACCAAATACTCTAACAATCAAAACGGAGCCTCATTTTGGTCTAATTGACCGGGCAGTTTAAAAGGTTCTTCCTGTGCTTTAAATCTTGGCATAATCCAAACCCTCTGACTACGTCCTTTAATGTTTACAGCTTTGTCTGTACCTTTTCTTTGACGTATTCGTTGAATAATTTTTGGACGAGAAAGCTCTGTAAAGTTATTTCTTTTTAAGTGTGCCGTTAAATCTTTTAGTCTAAACCACACGTTTCCCTCGTCATCGTGCCACGGCTTACCCATAAGTATCTCTTCTTTATCTAAAGCTTGTTGTAAGTGTGTTGTAAAATCTTCTAATAAATCAATAAACCGTCCTGTGGTTGAAACGTCTTCTGTTGCCTCTTGAATACTGCCTGTTTCTACCATGTCTCTTAATAAAGAATTAACATGGTCTTCCCAATCAGATCGTTTAACCGTAGGAGGGA